GGTCAGCAAAGACTATTGCAATCATTGGCTGCCAAAGAAGGATTTATTGTTATTATTGTTTATGGGCATACTGACAACAACAAAATGGTTGTTGAAAGGTTTTTTAGGGTTCAACCAAAAGGCACATGTTTGCATTTAGGTGTCGGTGTAGATATGTTTAAAGCGTTTTATAAACAATGGTATGAGTTAGCGGATGGCTACAAAAGATGAAAAGAAGTATCTTGATAGAGTTGCAAGGGTCGGATGTATTCTCTGTCGTGCCGCCTTTGGGATTAAAGACAGTCCAGCAGAAATACACCACATTAGACGGTTTGGTGGCAAGAGGTCTACATCCCCTGTCATTCCATTATGCCCAGAACACCATAGGGGAAATAGTGGGGTTCACGGACTGGGTTCAAGGGGTTTTGAAGCTAAATGGAAAGTGTCCCAGGAAGCGTTATTGGCGCAATTACACGAACTGTTAGGAGAAAACAATGATTTATAAATCATTTGAGGAATGGAAAGCTGGTCAATGGCTAGAAGATGGAGAACCAAGAACTAAAGCCTATACAAACGATGAGTTGTTGCTTGTTGAAATGGGTTGGCAATATGGGTTTGATGTTTGTAAAGAACAACTAGATTGTGCTATGGATTACATTAGACAATATCAATTAGAAAAAAAATAATGACTAAAGTTCCAGAGGGTCGAAGCCAAGTTCAGACGAGATACGGTGCGCTTTATTACGAAACTCCTTATCATGGTGTGTCCATTTTGAAGTCTTGTGTCTACTCATATGTATGCACTCATGGCAAAGAACTCGAATTACCGTGTCAAGATGACCACACCGTGCAGACGAAATCGTAATAGTATGTTCGTGTTTGCCACCATCATCGTATAAATAAGTCCCCATTACTTCTGGGTCTTGATTGACCACAAAGTTAATTTCTTCAGGCAAAGGCATATTCCACCTATCAAAAGGCTTCATACAGTAAATTGCGCTGTATAGATTTTTGAGAATAGCTGGCGTTAATTTCATACTCTATGTATTTTGCCTCTAAATTCAACCTCATCTTCGCCCCAAACCCTAATCATTTCAGGCTGAAGCAATTTTGACCTTTCAAAAGATAGCATAACAAATCCACTATTCCAGTCTTTAGGGGTATCTTCGGTATATGCGAATTGTTGCCCATGCAAATCAGCCAAAGTGCCTGTCTGAACGCCCCAACGCACTCCGTTATAGTCAGACACAGGCATCACCGATAAATGGTGTGTATGCCCTGTAATCATGTTTACGCCTGAATTTAAGGCGTTAGCCCTACCAGCACTAAATCCACCTTTCCAACGATGTTTTATGCAAGTATCCTCGTTTACCCAAAATGACCAACATGGCAGCCATGCAGGGAAGTGTTCTTTAAGCGTTGTGCCGACTACACCCTCAAAAGCTGGCAAATTCTCAATAATGCGCATTTCCCACCGTGCATCGTGATTACCTAAAGGCCAAAACAATTTAGCACCTTTAGCTACAGATTCAATTTCGCCAAGATAATATTGCACCGCCTCTAATTCTTCTTGGACTGTTGGTAGTTTTGACCAATCTTGGCGTGGATGACGGCTTATAGAAGCCCCATCAAGCGCATCACCGTTGCAGACAATGGCTGTGGGCTTATATTCCTTAATGCACTCCAAAAGCGCTTTAAATGCGGTTGTGGTCTGGTCAGGCCAAAAATGCGCATCAGAAAATACAATCACACGCCCTTTTTCAATATCCATACCCCTACGAGTATTTCCTACGGTTTCTTGTGTTTTTTTGTATGGGTCTATTCTTCTATCATTAAATGATGGTAGGGTAATCCCTAATCTTGTTTCTATTGACCTTCTGCGGTTATATACAGCCCTTTCAACCATACCATGAGTTTTGGCAAAAATATTAGGTGAACCTATTTTGTTCCATTCTTCAATAAACTGTTCATCACTTAAATAATAACCAGCCATCAAAATCCCCTTATACTTGTTAAGTTGCTAAACACTAACATAAATCCATGTCATATATTAAAAAAGTTGATAAAAACCAAAAAGATGTTGTAAAAGCGCTACGAGATTATGGGGCGCAAGTCTTTTTATTACATACAGTAGGTGGCGGAATACCAGATTTAATGTGTTGTTATAACGACCAAACCATTTTAATGGAAGTCAAAGATGGCGAAGATAAAAAGCTAACACCACAGCAAATTACGCTATTTGCCAACTGGATTGGCGGCCCACTTTATCGTGTAAATTCCGTGCAAGAAGCCGTAGAAGTGCTAAAATCTTATGAACTATAAGGATTTGCTATGAATGAAACCCAAAATGTCGCTTTGTTTGCTGCTACTCTTTTGCATAGCGCTACAAATACCCATTTCTTTCATTGGACAACAAATTCTTACTCACAGCATAAGGCTTTGGGCAATTTCTATGACGAAATCGTTGAACTTGTAGACGATTATGTAGAAGCCTACATGGGTTGCTATGAACAGATTAAATCTTTTCCAAGCACCTATCACCAGCCCAAAGAACCACTTAAGTATTTGGAATCGTTAAAAAATTTTGTGGCAGAAGCTAATGCTGATTTGCCGAAAGAACAAGAATTGGTTAATATTGTTGCAGAAATACAACAGTTGATTGATTCAACTATTTACAAACTCAAATATCTCAAATAAGGAAATACCATGCCTTTAGATAAAAGCGGCAGCGCACAAAGCGTAGGACACAATATCAAAGCCGAAATGAAGGCTGGTAAACCACGCAAACAAGCCGTGGCGATTGCACTCAATGTAGAACGAGATAACGCCAAAGGCAAGCGTAAAGCTAAGTTAGAAGAAGCCTACGGTAAATTCCTTGGTAAGCGTGACGCAGAAAAGATGTAATGAGTCGCAAAGACCAAATCCGTGCTGCAGTGGAAAAGCACGATAAGCCTATTGCCAAAACTACGAAAGGCAAGGACAGACATTACCTGCCAGCTAGTGAGGGCGCAGGAATGACTGAGGCTGGTCGCAAAGCATACAACGCAAAGAACGGAAGTAATTTACAAGCACCCCAAGCTAGTGGCCCAAGGCATGACAGCTTTTGCGCAAGAAGTAAACATTGGAATGGGGAACGAGGCAAAGCAGCAAGGGCGAGGTGGCATTGTGGCTAATGGTTTATACGCAAACATTCATGCAAAGCAAGAACGCATAAAGCATGGGTCAGGCGAAAAAATGAGAAAGCCTGGCAGTAAAGGTGCGCCTACTGCAGAAGCATTTAAAGAATCAGCAAAAACAGCCAAAAAGACAAGGCGTGACCATATCGAACACGCTTGCACAAAGTGTGGAGGAATGTAATGTTTACGAAAGAAAAGATTAAACCTGAGAACTCATTGTTGCAACCGCACAAAGAAACAACGCTTGAGAAACAACAAAAAAGGCGCCAAGACAAGAAAACCATTCAAGCTGAAGCCGTGAGTGGCAAAGACGATATTTTGAATCGTAAGATGAATGAAAGAATGAAGCGTAAGGCTATGATTCAAGCACAATTCAATAAATTTGAACCTGACATGGCATAGTTTTTTGTAGTAAACTAAAACCCTTATAAATCAATCACTTGTGTTTATATGGAATCTAAAGTAGAAAAAAGTAGAAAAAAGACAGGCGGCAGACAAGCAGGAACGCCTAACAAGGTCACTCAGGAGGCTAGAGAGGCTGTTAAAGCATTACTTGATGCTAACCTACCATATTTACAAACATGGCTACAAACGACTGCTGATGGGGTCTTTGACGACCAATCAGGAAAATGGATTGTGCCACCTAATCCTGGCAAAGCCTGTGACATTGTGCAAAACATGGTGGAATATGCTGTGCCTAAACTTGCAAGAACTGAAGTAGTAGGCGATGAAAAAGCACCTCAACGCATGGTGGTGTCTTGGAAGAAATAGACCTTAGATTAGGGGATTGTCTTGAGGTTATGCAGTCTATCTCTGATAAATCAATAGATGCAATTATTTGTGATTTACCTTATGGAACTACTGCTTGTAAGTGGGATAGCGTAATACCTTTTGAACCTCTATGGGTGCAATATAAGCGCATTATTAAAGACAATGGGGCAATCGTATTGTTTGGTCAAGAACCATTTAGCACAATGCTAAGAATGTCAAACATTAAAGAATATAAATATGATTGGATATGGGATAAGGTAAAGCCAGGTGCTTTTGCTTCTGCAAAATATCAACCATTACGACAACATGAATTGATTAGCGTTTTTTATAGCAACTTTGGCGCATACAACCCACAAATGGTTAATAGAGATAAACCAAAAACATCAAGGCAATATGGGGAATCATTATCTGCTAATTGCACTATTGATGGTTTAAACAGGACTTATACACAGTTATATCCAAAAACTATTCTCAAATACTCCAATGCCGCACAAAAAGGTAAAGTTCACCCAACACAAAAGCCAATAGATTTGCTTGAATATCTTGTAAAAACTTATACAAATCAAGGTGATACTGTGCTTGATAATTGCATGGGGTCAGGCACTACTGGAATAGCTTGTAAGAATTTAGGGCGTAGATTCATAGGTATAGAACAAGACCCTAATTACTTTGAAATAGCCAAAAAACGCATATATGGATGATGTTTTAGAGGTCGAACTAGATTACAAGCCTAGAGATGTATTCCTAGACTTCCATGAACGCCAACAAAGGTGGGCTGTCATTGTTGCCCATCGTAGGTGTGGCAAAACTGTATCTTGCATCAATGAACTCATCTACAAAGCACTAATTGAGGGCAAAGAAGATGGCAGATACGCTTATGTTGCACCATATTACAGCCAAGCCAAGAATATTGCGTGGGACTACCTATTAAGATTTAGTAAGCCAGTAATGGCTAAAGCGAATCAATCAGAACTATGGGTGGAACTTATAAATGGCGCAAGAATTCGATTATTTGGGGCTGATAATGCTGATAGCCTTAGAGGTCTGTATTTGGATGGTATTGTTTTAGATGAGTATGCAGATATGCGCCCTCGTATTTGGGGCGAGATTATTCGGCCTTTGTTATCAGACAGACTCGGTTGGGCAGTTTTCATTGGAACGCCTAAAGGTCATAACGCATTCTGGGACATCTATAACAACGCCACCAAGTCTAGTGATTGGTATGCCAAAACCCTAAGGGCTAGTCAGACTGGGCTAATTTCCGCAGAAGAATTGCGTGATGCAGCCACAGTAATGACGCAAGACCAATACTTACAAGAGTTTGAATGTGACTTTGAATCTGCAATCCTTGGTGCTTACTATGGCAAAGAAATGCGCCAGCTTACAGACCAAGGCAGAATCCTTGATATTGAATATGACCCTATGTTCCCAGTCCATACCGCATGGGACTTGGGTTATTCAGACGACACAGCTATATGGTTCTTTCAAGTGGTGCATGGCGAAATACGCTGTCTTGATTACCACTATTCCAATGGTCAGCCAGTAGCGTTTTATGCTGGAGTAATCCAATCTCGAGAAAGAGAACGAGGCTACAAATACGGCTTTCATTACTTACCTCACGATGCTAGGGCAAAGACACTTGCATCAAATAGGTCGGTAATTGAACAACTTTCTGACAAAATTGCGTTAAAATCTTTAAAAATTGTGCCAAATTTGTCACTTCAAGACGGAATACAGGCAAGTCGTTTAGCTTTAACTAGGACTTGGTTTGACCATAAGTGCGAAGATGGCATCGAATGTTTACGGCAGTATCAGCGTGAGTATGACGAGGACAAGAAAGTCTTTAGGGATAAACCTAGACATGATTGGACTTCTCACGGTGCAGACGCATTTAGATACCTCTCAATCGTCTGGAAGGATGAAGCAAGAATCCCCCAAAAGGATGACCCAATTAAAGGGCTGTTCGTGGGGCAAACAGATGTATCACTAAACGATATGTGGAAAGACACAAAAACGGTAGTGAATAGGAGAATTTGATGGCAAACGGCACAGCAACAGTAAACAAGACTTATGAAGATTGGTATAAGGTCATCATGGGCTACGAACGCACTTATAAGCGTTGGGAAGCCAGAGTAGACCGCATTATCAAGAAATACAAAGATGACAGTCGCTATGACCGTAATCCTAATGCAAGATTTAATATCCTTTGGTCAAATGTCCAAACCATTCAGCCAGCTATTTTTGCAAGACTTCCACGCCCAGATGTAAGCCGTAGATTTAAAGACAATGACCCAATCGGTCGAGTCGCATCTTTAATGCTTGAAAGGGCATTGGAGTTTGAATTAGAACATTATGGTGATTACAAATCCGCTATGGATAATGCCGTTCTTGACCGTCTATTAGGTGGTCGTGGACAAGCATGGATTCGTTACGAACCACACTTTACTGCAAGTGAAGGCCAACCTGACGATGGCTATGAAGTCACCGAAGATTCAGATGAAGCAGAAACAGCCGAAGCAGTAGAAGTTGAAAACCCTGATGAGATTGAATACGAATGTGCGCCTATTGACTATGTTCATTGGCGTGATTTTGGTCACTCTGTAGGCAGAACTTGGGAAGAAGTTACCGCAGTATGGCGTAAGGTGTATATGTCACGCCCTGCCCTTGTAGAACGCTTTGGTGAAGAATTAGGCTACAAAATTCCATTGGACACCAAACCTGACGATGGCAAGCAATCCTACAAGTCTGACGAAGGTTTATACGAAGCCCTTATTTATGAGATTTGGGACAAAGAAACAGGCAAAGTCTTTTGGATTAGTAAATCATTAGGCAAGATTCTCGATGAACGAGATGACCCATTGGAATTAGAGGGATTCTTCCCATGTCCTAAGCCTTTGTATGCCACATTGACTACAGACAGCCTAGAACCAATCCCTGACTTTGTTATCTATCAAGACCAGGCTAGAGAATTGGATGTTCTGTGCGACAGAATTGACGGCTTGATTAACGCTTTGAAAGTGCGTGGCGTATATGACGCTTCTGCAAGCGAATTACAGCGCTTATTCTCCGAAGGCGAGAATAACACCATGATTCCTGTGCAAAACTGGATGGCTTTTGCTGAAAAACAGGGTATGAAAGGCGCTATTGACCTTGTAGATTTAGCCCCATTTGCCTCTGCCTTGATGTCTTGCTATCAAGCAATGGAACAAGTTAAAGGTCAAATCTATGAATTGATGGGTATTGCCGATATTCAGCGTGGTCAAACCGACCCTAATGAAACATTGGGCGCACAAATCATCAAATCTAACAACGCTGCAGGTCGCTTAAAGACTATGCAACACGCAGTTGTGGATTTTGCTACTCGATTATTGTCATTTAAAGCCCAAGTTATCTGCAATTTTTTTACAGACGACACACTAATTAAGATTTCTGGTGCAATGCAACTGTCTGAACAAGACAAAATGTTAGTTCCACAAGCTATTGCCCTGTTGCGTGACGAAGCAAGCAAGAATTTCCGCATTGAAGTCACTTCTGACTCAATGATTTACCAAGATGAACAGCAAGAAAAGGCTGATAGAACCGCTTTCTTAGCTGCTGTAGGTGGATTCTTCCAACAAGCTGTGCCAATGGTTCAGCAAGTGCCAGAATTAGCCCCTATGGCTGCAGAAATGTTGAAGTTTGCTGTTACATCATTCAAAGCTGGTAAGCAACTTGAGGGAATTATTGACGAAACAGCCGATAAACTGCGTAATCAAGCTAAAGCCCAAGAAGGTCAGCCAAAACCACCTCCTGTTGAGATTCAGAAGGTGCAAATGCAACAGCAAGCAGAGATGCAGAAACTACAGTTTGAGTCACAACTTGAACAACAGCGTATGCAGATGCAGATGCAGATTGAAAAGGCTAAACAAGAGTATCAAGCCCAAGAAAATCAGCTTAAATTCCAGCTTGAAGAACAGCGTAATCAGATGGATAGGGAGATGGAAATGAAAGTCGCCCAAATGAAGATGATGACTGAACGAAATACTCAAGTGTTGTTAGCCCATATTAACAATGGCGCTAAGATTGAAACCGCTAGAATTTCTGCTGGTCAAGATGATGGTGCAGAAGCCTACTATTCTGAGGAAGAAATGGCAAGGGCAGCAGAACATCCAATGCAACCGATTGCCAATGCTATTGGTCAGGGAAATGCCCAAATGGCACAAGCAATTACGGCTTTAGTAGATACAATCAACCAACAGCACAACAGACCTAAAACCGTTCTGCGTGACGAAAACGGCAAAATTATCGGAGTCCATTGATGGCTATTACAGTCAAACATACCAAGGTATCAACCATACCTGACGGGGATGACTCGTCATTAATTCGCCCAAGTGATTGGAACGCTGACCATGCTTTAGACGGAACTGTTCCAGTAGCCAATGGTGGCACAGGCGCAGATACTCTTACAGGCTATGTAAAAGGCAATGGCACATCTGCCATGACCGCTAGTAGCACTATTCCCAATACCGACATTACTGGTTTGGGAACAATGTCCACTCAAAACGCCAATAATGTCAATATTACAGGTGGTTCAATTAGCGGTGCGACTGTATCAGGGTATATACCTACTACCGAAAAAGCACAGCCACTAGGTGTTGCTACATTGGATGCTGGCGGTAAAGTGCCAACTTCACAAATTCCATTGCAAGGTGATTTAAACTATCAAGGTTCTTGGAACGCATCAACAAATACCCCAACACTTACATCCTCAGTTGGAACGAAGGGTTATTACTATGTTGTCAGCGTTGCAGGAACAACTAATTTAGATGGCATCACCGATTGGCAAATTGGCGACTGGGCAATATTTAACGGTTCAGTATGGCAAAAAGTAGACAATACTGATGCTGTCACAAGCGTAAACGGTTATGTAGGCACAGTTGTTTTAACTCAGCCTGACATTGCTGGCACAGTTCCTACAAGTCGCACAATTAGCACAGGCACAGGGCTAACAGGTGGTGGCGATTTATCTGCTAACCGCACTATTTCATTTAGCACCGCAGCCGTAGGCACATGGGCAGCAACTCCAAGTTCTGCAAACTTAGCCGCAGCAGTAACCGATGAAACTGGTTCTGGAAGTCTAGTATTTGGCACAAGCCCTACATTATCTGCGCCTGTAATTGACGGTGCAAACCCATATATTCAGTTTAATAACGGTTCTGCTGTAACTGTAGCCGCAGGTAAACTTTGGTATGACGGTTCTACAGGGTCATGGAACGCTGGCATGGGCGGTGGCAACATCACTCAACAGATTGGTGAAGAACTGTTTGTTTACGGTAAAGCATCAAGCGCAATTACCGATAGCCCATTACAAATCATCTATCAAACTGGCGCAGTAGGCGCAAGCGGAACAATACAATTTGCACCTACCGTAGCTGGTATTACTAATGGCGATTTAATCCTTGGTGTAGCTACAGAAAACATTGCATTAAATGGCTTTGGTCGCATTACTTCATTTGGTGTGGTGCATGGAGTTACGACAAACGGCACAGCTTATGGCGAAACCTGGGCAGATGGCGATACCATTTGGTATAACCCTGTAACTGGTAATCCTACCAATGTTAAGCCTGTAGCGCCTAATATTAAGGTTCAGGTTGGAACGCTGATTAAAGCTGGTTCAGGCGGTTCAGGTTCAATTCAAGTAGAAATCAATCATGGTTCAGTTCTTGGTGGAACTGACTCAAATGTTCAATTAACTAGCGTAACCAATGGCAATATTCTCACCTATGACGGTGCAAACGCTTACTGGAAAAACACCGATTTAACTGCTGGCACAGGCATTTCTGTAAGCAAATCAGCTAATGGTGTTTTAACCGTAACAAATACAAGTCCATCAAGCGGTGGCACAGTAACCAGCATTACGGCTGGAACTGGGTTATCTGGTGGCACAATCACTACAAGCGGAACAATTAGCCTTGCTAATACCACCGTTAGTGCAGGTTCTTACACCAACGCTTCTATTACCGTAGATGCCCAAGGTCGTTTGACTTCCGCTTCTAGTGGCACAGCGCCAGTAACATCCGTTAGCGGAACAACTGGTCGCATTACATCAACTGGTGGCACAACCCCAGTAATTGACCTTGCAAGCGGTATTGTGACGGCTGGAACTACAGGTTCATCTAGTTTGATTCCTGTTATTACTGTAGACACCTATGGGCGTGTTACTGCGATTACAACTGCATCAAACCCACAAGGAACTGTAACTAGCGTAAGTGGCACAGGAACAGTATCAGGGATTACCCTAAGTGGAACAGTTACCTCTAGCGGTAGCTTGACATTAGGTGGCACATTGGACTTATCTAGCCCACCAGCTATCGGTGGCACAACTCCTGCTGCTATTACTGGCACAACTATTACAGCCACTAAATATGTAGGAATTTCAGGCGGCACATTCTAATGTTCCAAACTGCGTTTCAGGTCAATGCGTTTCAAAATAACGCATTTCAGATAGTCATAGTCCCACCAACCCCTAGTGGATTGGATGGGCATGACGGCTTTACTCGTGAGGAAATCCGCAGGGCAAAAGCACTTGACAAGAAGATGCGTCAAATGCAAGCCAAGCGTGATGCTGAGTTCAAGGCTGAAAACGAAAGACGCAAACAATTATGGCGTGACCAAATTGACCCACAACCTGTTGTAGAAAAGCAACAGAAAAAGAGAAATAAGTTACAATCAAAACAAGAAGTTACTGTTGATACACCGTCACAGTTAGCTGCAATAGATGCTTACATCGCTAACCTTGAACGGCAAAAACAGGATTTATACCAAGCCGTTGTCGTAAGGCAAGCCAAACTACGCTTAGAAGAAGAATTGCGTATGTTGGAAGCCAAGCGCCAGCAAGAACTAGACGATGAGGAAAGCATATTAGCCCTAATACTTTAAACGCCCATCAGCAATACAAACTGGCGTATGAACACCTGCACGCAGGGCGTTATCAAGCTGGTTTTAGGCAATTTGAATGGCGTTGGCATCCTGATATTCTTGGAAATCAGTTAGTTCCATACAAGCGTGAACCTGCAAACATTCAACCTTGGATGGGTGAAAGCCTATTAGGGAAATCCATAGTTGTGCAAATGGAACAAGGTTATGGCGACCAGTTCATGTATGCACGATTTTTACCAGCATTAAAAGTATTAGGTGCAAGCAAAGTTGTTGTTTTGGCGCAACAGTCTATATGTCCCTTGTTGGGACAAATGGAGTGCATAGACCAGCTAACCAATATGACTGAGGAAGGCCCTGCAATCGAATGTGACTACTGGATTGGGTCAATGTCTTTGCCGTATTACATAGATTGTTCTATGCCTTATGTAAAAAGCCTATTTCCTGTAACAAGCAAGAAAATTGTAGGTTCTGAAGGTTATTTTGATGCCCAAGCAAGCAATATTCCACGCAAAATTGGCGTGAATTGGGCTGCATCTAAAGGTGCATTGAACTGGATTAAATCTATTTCTGTAGAACAAATGCAAGATTTGGTTGGAAATGATGCGTATTCGCTAAATCCTGAATCTGACGGTAATTTTTACCCATTGCCAGGCGATGACTGGAAGAAAAACTGGGCAATTACCGCACAACACATGAAAGCAATGAAGGGAATAGTGACTGTAGACACAGGAACAGCCCACCTTGCTGGTGCTTTAGGCATTAAGACCATTGTTTTATTGCCAAAAGAGGAGTTTGTATGCTGGCGTTGGAAGAATGGGCGTTGGTATGACTCCGTTATTGCATTGCGTCAAAACGAATATCACAAAGTAGCTGATTTAATAAGGAGGATGTGATGATTTGCCCTAAATGTGGATGGTCAGAAGGCAACCATGTAGAAGCTAAAAAGTCTGATAAAGATTATTACCTTGAGTTTTGGGGTTATACCATTGGCACGCCAGAGGCAGAAGCCGCATGGAAAGAAAAGCAAGAAATAACCAAGCGTGAAGCGCCTATGGTTATGTCAGATATACCTGGCTACATAAGCCAAGTAGACGGTAGCTGGATTGATAGCCGTTCCAAGCACCGTAACCATCTTAAACAGCACAGAATGATTGAACTTGGGAATGATGTTCCTAAAAGTCACAAAAAGATTGAACTTAGCCGTAAGTCCAATGAAGCAAGAAAGCGCCAAATCGCAGAGATGGCATACGCAAAACTTAGATAACCCTGATAACTTAGGAGAACCCCATGTCAGACTTAGACCGCAGAGAACTATTAATGCAAGCTATGGAAGCTGCAGAAGAAGGCACTTTAGAAGCGCCAGAGGAGAAAGAAATTGAAGAATCCGTGGAAACAGAGGAGGTTCGAAGCGAAAATATTTCCGAGGAGTCCGACAAAGAGGAAATTAGCGCTGAAAGTGACGAAACACCTGCCGAGGATGTTCAAGCTGTTGAATCTACGGTCGAGGATGAAGAACCGCAGGAAAAGCCTGTAACACGCCCTTCTACATGGAAAAAAGAATATGTCCAAATTTGGGACAAGATGGAAAAAGGTGAACAGATTAGCAAAGAGGACTTTGTTAAATTTGCCGAGTATGCCAATCAGCGTGAGTCAGAATATAAGAAAGGCGTAAGCGTCTATAAGGCTGAAGCTGAAAGGGCTAAACGCTATGCTGATGCAGTTGCCCCATTTGAACAAGACTTACAAAGACGCAACATTCAGCCTGAACAATACATTACCAATCTAATCAAAGCTGAACAGATTTTGACCAATGCACCATATCATCAAAAAGTGCAAGTATTTCAGAAACTTGCGGCAGATTATGGTATACAATTAGGAGAAGGTGTTGGGAATATACAACAGTTAGACCCATACACCCAATCTTTGATGAACC